TAATGCCAGCACGATCCACGGCCTGATATACATGGTCAATGAAGACGACGACGGAAAGATTTCGTTCATCTTGGACTTGGAAGGCGGCGCGGCGCATGTCGATCTGATTGTGGTTGATGAGTGTTCAATGGTTGATGCGTCAATCGGTCGTGACCTGCTTTCATACCGCAAGCCGATCTTGGTTCTTGGTGATCCTGCACAGTTGCCGCCCGTCGGAGGCGCTGGTTTTTTCACCGATGCCTTGCCTGATTTTCTGCTGACTGAAATTCACAGGCAAGCCGCAGAAAACCCGATAATTCACATGGCGACCGAGTTGCGCAATCAGCGACGGTTGCAGATAGGATCGTTCGGAGAAAGCGCGGTTATTCCGCGCGGCACTCTGTCGGGAGACGATCTTGTTGCGGCTGATCAGGTTCTTGTTGGAAAGAACGCAACACGACAGCAATTCAACGGGCGCATGAGGCGCATAATCGGCCTTAATGACCCCGTGCCAGTTTCGGGTGATAGGCTCGTTTGCCTGAAAAACGACAAGCCGCTTGGCATATTCAACGGCGGATTGTTTCGCATGGTGGAAAGCGTGCCATCACATTACGACAAGTCACATATCAAGATGATCGTGAAAAGCGATGATTTCCCAAATGCGCGGGCGCTTGAAGTCAAGGTCAGACGCGAGTTTTTTGAAGGCGGCGCGCAAGATATACCGTGGCAAGAGTTGCGGGGAACGCAACAGTTTGATTACGGATATGTTTTGACGGTTCACAAATCGCAGGGCAGCCAATGGGATGATGTGATTGTTTATGACGAAAGCGGCATTGCGCGCGATGAGTGGTGGCGGTGGCTTTATACCGCTGTAACGCGGGCGTCAGAGCGTGTCAGGCTGGTGCTATGACAGTCCTATTCGCCATGGCACCCGATGATGACATATCAGTGCATTCGGCGCGCGATTGGATCAAGCGGCACGGGATCACGGGCGATGATGCGAGGTTGATAAAGAAAGACGGCGTGGTTCAGGTTATCGACAAAGGCACCGCATTTGCGAAATTGAAAGGACCGGAATAATGGCGACGAAAGAAACGAATTTCATGAACGCTATCATGGTCGCGCTATCGGCGGCGGGGTGTCTTATGTGGCGTCAGAATACAGGGGCCATGCGCGACCCCAGCGGCAGGCTTGTGCGCTACGGCCTTTGCACGGGTTCAAGCGATCTGGTCGGGGTCGCACATGACGGAGTGTTCCTAGCCGTGGAGGTCAAGACCCCCACAGGCCGCCTCAGCCCCGCCCAGACCGCGTTTATAGCTGCGGTTCGCCGTCATGGTGGTCGGGCTGGTGTTGCGCGGTCGGTTGAGGATGCGCTTGCGATTGCTTCGACGCCGCCTGGCTGACCAGTGACCGGATCATGTCTGCCATGGATTTCCAGCCGCCTTGCACGGTTGTTTCCTGAAACTGTGTTTTTTCCGCGTCTGTCAGCCTGATTTGGTGGACTGCTGTTTTTGTCATTGCGCAGGCCTTGTGATTACAGTAATGTCATAACGATAGCGCATTGATAGGCGGTGCGCAAGACGGGAGAACGATATGGAAGACCAGAACCATCGCCGCACGATCAATCAAGCGGCTGTGGCGTCACTGTCTGCGCTTGGCCTGTCCGAAGACCATTGCAAAGCCGTTGTCGTGGCGATTGCAAAGGGTCAGATTTCACACGTTTCAATCAAGTATTGAGGGAGAACGAAATGACCATCACATACCACCACGACCTTGACCAAGGAAGCGAGGCTTGGCTTGCCGCGCGCATGGGCGTGCTGACAGCCTCGCAGGTCAAGTTGATCCTGACGCCGACGCTCAAGGTTGCGAACAACGATAAAACCCGCGATCACGTTTTCGACATAGCGGCCCAAAGAATAACGCAGTATATTGAGCCGCAATTCATCGGCGACGATATGTTGCGCGGGATGGAGGATGAAACCTACGCACGGGAAAAATACGCGGAAAAATGCGCGCCGGTGACGGAATGCGGTTTCATCACCAGCGACAAATTCGGGTTTACTTTCGGTTATAGCCCTGACGGATTGGTCGGCGATGATGGCTTGATCGAGGTCAAGTCCAGGATGCAGAAACACCAGCTTGCCACCATCGCGGCGGGCGAGGTTCCGGCTGAATACATGATGCAGCTTCAAACCGGCTTGCTGATCACGGAACGCAAGTGGATTGATTTCATCAGCTATTGCGGCGGGATGCCGATGTGGGTTTGCCGGGTCTATCCTGACGCACAGATACAGTCAGCAATCATCGACGCGGCGACCGACTTTGAAGCATCGGTGCGAGGCGTGATTTCGGCCTATGAGGCGGCTATCATTGCACCCGGCGCGCGGGCTTATCCGACAGAGATGCGGGCTGATTTCCGGGATATGAAAGAGGGAGAATACGCATGAACGACTTCGCAAAATCACTTGAGGCCAAGAGCGACCAGATCAACAACACCGATTTGTCAGGCGCGCCGCAAACGATCAAGATCACGCGCATCAACGTCAACATGCGCGAGGATCAGCCGGTAAGCATCAGCTTTGAAGGCAGCGAAAAGGTGTATCGCCCATGCAAAGGAATGCGCCGAGCCCTCGCCGAGATTTGGGGCGCTGATCCTTGGGCGTTCATCGGGCGCAGCCTGACGCTATACCGTGATCCAGATGTAAGGTTTGGCGCTGATACCACGGGAGGCATCAGGATCAGCGCGGCAAGCCATATCGACGGCTCCAAGAAAATAACTGTTCCGGTATCGCGCGGCAAGGTCAAAACCTACACCATCCAGCCGCTAACCATCGCGTCCGCAACCGAGGCCCCAGACAACGCGCTTGCCCTATGCGAGGCGGCGGCAGGACGCGGAACAGATGCTTTCCGGGCTTGGTGGGGTTCGGATGAGGGTAAGGCGTGCCGTTCTGTTGCACAGGCCAATATTGAGGCGTTGAAGTCCATGGCGTCTGCTGCTGATCCTGCGCCGGATCAAGGCGACGACGAGCCGCCTATGTGATCACCCCACATCGCAACGAATAACCCCGGCCAGCGATGAACTGGCCGGGGTTTTGTTTATGCGGCGTCGAACAATCCGCCCTGCGATGCCTCAGCTTCTGCCAGATTATTACCAGCCATGGCCGCATATTCTGGCTTCAATTCAAATCCAAGATATCGGCGAAACATCTTGATAGCCTGGTATCCGGTTGATCCAATGCCGTTGAATGGATCAAGCACAACATCCCCAGGCTTGCTATAAAGCCGCAGGCAACGCTCGATCACATCCAACTGCAGGGGGCAGACGTGCTTTTCGTCGTTCTCTGCCTTTGCGCCGCGCCAGCCGTTCAGCACCTTGCCTTGATTTATATTCATCCAGACAGGGCTTGCCAGTGCCTGCCACTCGTATACGTCAAACTCGGCGTGCTTGATCATCTCTGCCAGCGCATCATCAGAAGGCGTTTCAGATGCCAGCCCTTGACGGTGCATTTCTGTCAGCCAATTGCGGGCGATTTTGATCGCTTCCTTGATGTCTCCGGGCGCGCAATGTTCCACCCGATCCGGGTTTTCTCCGGGCGCGCGAAACATCAGCATGTAATCCGGCATCCCGATCCGGTTCATTGTGCTATCCTTGCGGATCTGCTTGTAAAGCAAGCCCAGCGCCTTGGTGCGCTGCATTTCTACTACGGGGTCTTTCCAGATCGTGACGCGGCTGTGATAGATCATGCCTGCCGCCTCATGCGCGCGGATTACGTCGCCGGAAAAGTCTTGCAGCCCGATGTAGCCATGCTTGCCCTTGCGGGTTGGTAAGTCTGTCACATGGATGCACGCCACCCGCCCCGGCTTCATAACTCGCGCAAGTGCATCGGCAAAGAACCTATACTGATCAATGAACGCGGCCCCGTCGCCAGCGTTTCCAAGATCACGTTCGCTGTCCGAATACACGAACAAGCTTCCAAACGGAATACTCGTGACCATGCAGTCAACACTTTCCGGCGGCATCGCGTGCATACCCTCGATGCAGTCTGAATTATGGACTGCCCACCATTTGCCTTGATATTCTGGGTGTTTCATTTCTTCTCTCCCTTGATCCATTCTGGAAACGCCAAATCAATCGGCCTGTCATATGCCACCCGGACGCTTGCGTTGCTTTGCGCTTGCCCCATGGCAACAGACATGCGGCGTTTCATTTCATCGTGTTTTTCAGATTTTACGTTGATAATATCCCAGATGCTTGCCTCGGTGTCGCTCATCACAACGTCATTTCTGACGCGCTGCGATTGCCCGAAACGGTGAGACCTGCGCTTTGCCTGATAGTGTTGCTCGTAGCTAAAGCTGATGCTGGCAAATACGGCATGGGCGCAATGCTGCCAGTTCACCCCAAACCCAGCGAGTTTAGGTTTGCAGACGATTGCCCGATACTGCCCATCTTGGAACCCAAGCAATCGGCGTTCTTTTTCATCTGGGTCTTGATCGCCGCGCACTTCAATCGCGCCGTTAATAGCCTTAGTCAGATATGCGCTTTCATCGTTGGTTTCGCACCATACCGTCACCGGCGCATCGTGGTTTGCCAGTTCAGATGCAAGATCGCACCTTTGCTTTAGCGTAAGCTTCTTTTCGGCGTGGAAGCTGGTCGCGCTCATTTCAGGGATACGAAACAGCATGCCTTGATCGACGTTTTGCATGCGGTCGGCTGATACGATGTGCATCCGCTCGTCAATCGGCGGCAGGACATATCCCGTGTCGTCGCCTCCTAGATCGCTTGGCAGAGTTGCGCACCTCGCCCATGACGCCACGAACGCCCAGAAGTCATCTTGCGCGTGACCCTTCAGTCGCCAGTCTTGCGATGCCGATCCTGTGTCATTGATAAACCACTTTGACAGCATTTCCTGTTGGCGCATCACCCCTAGAAATTCCGCATGGTTGCCTAGTTCAGTGTGA